TCTCCAGAAGGAATTAACTCAGCATACGGAGGAACATCTGCTTTTATAGATTATCCATTTGCGGATTACACTTCTAATTATAACTACCCAGATTTTGCACAATGGCAACAGGGTAGTTTTGATAACTTAACCACAACCTCAACATCTTTAACAACGCCAGAGTATAGCCTTCCAGAAATATTTTTAGATTCAAAAACATTAACTGAGTTTTATTCAGACAATCAAGATATCCAAGAGGTGGCATCTGGACCAGTGGTTCCAAATAAATTTATTACATTTAGACCAAACGCTGGCTGGAACTCAGAACAATGCTACATTAACTTTCCAAGATTTAATATGTTAAGTGATCAAGTAAAGGCTATATACGGAGTATTCAGTACAGAGGACATAGGACCAGAATCTGGACCAACCGTGCAACCACAAACTCTTATTAAAATATACAACACGCTAACTGGAGATTATTTTATAATTAAACAAGAAGAAGACATTATTAAGTATGTACTTAACTATAATGGAGCAGATGAAGAGTTATATACAACAGCATCTTTGGAGTCTAATCAATTATTTTCTGTAGGAATTAATCTAGACAACCTTGTAAATAATTTTGGAGAAAATGTTTCAGCCTTTTTTGGTAATCAGAACGGATTAAAGACATATGTGGGTGGAGACGAAGAACCATTAAATACGTTTACTGGAAAAATATACTCTTTTGGTCTTTCTACTGTGTTCAATGCTTCTAGCATATCTGACTATTTCTTGTCTACTGGTGTAGCAATATTTGATGATCTTTCTATTAGTGGGGTACTAGAAGAAGAAAATGCCATTGCTTTGATAGAGCATACAGCAAGTTATACCTTGCTACCAACTGAAGCATATGATAAATTTTTCTTAGACATTGGCGTATCTGGGTACTGGCAAGACTATCTACCATTATCTTATTTTGCACAATTTGTAACAAATGATGTGGGCAACCAATTTTATGATCTAGACTTTTTACAATTTAATATAGGATACCCATCACCAGATAAACTTAATGAGACAGAAACTGTTTTAGAAAGTTGGACATATGGAGATCTTAAGGATGAATATAAAACTCCAGTACAGCAAACATATGCACAACTAGATAACATACTTTATACTGGCTGGGCTAACTATCAAGATATGTTAGAAAAGTCTGCAAAATTTTATGAATACGATACTTCAAATGCTTCTATAAGAAGTTATATCACTTTCCAGTATGTTTCTGAAGGTGCAAATTCACTACAAGATTCCTTTTCAATTATAGAAACTCCAAAAAGTGATAAGATTATTGATATAGATGAGCACCCATCTTGGGCTACAACAAAGTTTGAAGTTGTTGATAATACATTAATCTATCCAACAAAGACCGTAGATTTTAATGATTTGGCTATTGTTTTTCATTTAGAGTTTAAACTTAGAAATATCTTAACAAAACCTATTAAACTAAGTAGATTAGAGTTTGCATCGCAAGCACTAAACAATAACTCCTTTAATCCTATTGGAACAAGATTTGGTCTTAATATATTCCCTTACAAACGATCTGGAATTTACTATGACTATAAATCAAAAAACCCATTTAGCATTTACAAGGGAAGTACACCATACCTGTATCTAAATAGAAAGACTGGAATTCAAGTACGAGGAGAATTTGACCAACAAATAAACCGTGGTATTGCCGTTCCAATTAACCAAGAACAAGCAGCAAACTATCGTGTAAGTGCTGCACAAATTTGGATGAGATATGATGATGAGCAATTCCCAATCATTCCAACAGAGTTATTTGAAATTGACTACAAGGGTGACACAATCAAGTTCTATATGGTTGCAGATAGCGAAAAAGGAACAAGAGCAAAAATATATGCAAAGAGCCAAGATTCTGGACTGCCATTTAATGGCATAGCCTATTATTGGAATGGCGTTTTAGTAAGAGAGCCAGTCCTAACAGTCAAAGAATGGGGAGTTTTAGGTATTGCATTTGGAACAGCATTAAACTTTGACGCATACCTTGGCGGGATTAATCTAACAGGACCAATGCTATTTAATAATATAGCCTACTATCAGGCTAATAACCTACAACAGGTTCAAAGTACTATTACAAGACCTTGGCTTAGGGTTAAAACTGAGGGAGTTACAAATTATCAGTGGCAGTATTGGTTAAATAACTTTACTTGGGAAGGCGTTTTGGTTGTTGAGGCTTCAGATCTTTATGGAGTTAACCCAGCAGATGTCTATAAGACATACCTTGGAACTAATAAGATTATTATTGATGACTCTGAAGGCATGATATTTGATGCTGAGAAGTTAAGACTTTATTCAGATACAGATTGGCAGACCACGGTCAAGATTCCAGTATAGTATGCTATACTTGTGGTTATGGATAATGAAATTCTTAAAAAAGTTGGCAATGTCCGACGCAAAGTTATAGAAAAAGACTACAATTGGGGTTTGTACGTGTACAAAAAGTCAGATGGAAATTGGTTTACTGACGGAACTGGTAGTATTTTAAACATACCTTCAGAGCGTGGAGACATTTCAAAGATTTCAGAACTAAGAAAAGCGGCAATGCACTATGGTGATGATGGTGAAGGAAAGCCCGTTTTTGTTCCTGGACTAACAAGAATTAGCGAAGAAGAGTATTCTGAGCAAATAGATAGAATGAAGAACGGTTTGATTCCTTCTATGAACGACCACGGTGCTTGGGTAGCAGCACGACAAACCCACGATAAGTATGGTAGCGATGACTGATGATTATATAAGAGTTGGGTTAAACACCCAACCAAAAGAAGATAGCCCGTTTAATGAACAAGATCCTTTTAATAAGTCTTGGGACAACCTTAAAGACTATAATGGTTTAAATCAAAACTTTCGTAGAAAAACTTCACGGAATGTTGCAAAAGCAGTTATTTCTCCAACAGCAGCATATTTAGATGCAGCAAATGCAACCCCTTCTGGTGTAGATGCATCATCAAAGGCTATCAACCCTGGAACTGTATATCGTAATGGTTACGGTCTATTTGATGTAATTACTCCACCATACAACATGTATGAGTTGGCTAACTTTTATGATACATCTTTTGCTAACCATGCTGCTATTGATGCAAAGGTAGAAAACGTTGTTGGTCTTGGCTACTACTTTGAGGTAGCAGATAGAACAATGTTAAGGTTTGAAATGAATGACGATCAGGAAGCAGTTAACCGTGCCCGTCGTCGTATTGAAAGAATGAAGTTAGAGTTAAAGGATTGGTTAGAAAACCTTAATGATGATGACTCTTTCACAAAGACAATGGAAAAATTTTATACAGATGTTCAGGCTACAGGCAATGGCTTCCTAGAAATTGGTCGTACCGTAACTGGAGAGATTGGATATGTTGGTCATATTCCAGCAACAACTGTTCGTGTACGCCGCCTTCGTGATGGATACGTTCAGATAATTGGAAACTCTGTGGTTTATTTCCGTAATTTTGGGGCTAATAATCAAAACCCAATGACTGGAGATACAAGACCAAATGAAATTATTCATTACAAAGAGTACTCTCCTCTAAACACATACTACGGTATTCCAGATATTGTTGCTGCCTTGCCATCTCTTATTGGAGATCAACTAGCATCACAATATAACATTGATTATTTTGAAAACAAGGCTGTTCCTAGATATGTTGTTACCCTAAAGGGTGCAAAACTATCTTCCGACGGAGAAGACAAAATGTTTAGATTCTTACAGACTGGACTTAAATCTCAGTCACACAGAACTCTATATATCCCACTTCCTGGAGATACTGATCAAAACAAGGTTGAGTTTAAGATGGAGGCTGTTGAAAACGGAATTCAAGACGGCTCATTTAAAGAGTATCGTAAACAGAACCGTGATGACATTCTTATTGCCCATCAGGTTCCAATCTCTAAACTTGGCGGATCAGATTCAGGTATTGCCGCAGCACTTTCACAAGATAGAACCTTTAAGGAGCAGGTTTCACGTCCAGCCCAAAAACACTTGCAAAAGGTTGTCAACAAGATTATTAAAGAAAAAACAGATGTTCTTGAACTTAAGTTTAATGAACTTACACTAACTGATGAGATTGCCCAGTCACAGATTATTGAACGATACGTGAAGACACAGGTTATGACTCCAAACGAGGCTCGTGAGAAGTTAGACTTGCCACAAAGAGCAGATGGAGACGAACCATTTGTTATGTCACCACGTCAAGCAACTGACTCCAGAGCAAATCTGGCAGGGAACCGTCAAAGAGATGCTGAGAGAACTAATAATAATTCAGACTCTCCTACAACTGTTGCTGGACGTAATGCACAAGGAGAAGGTAGAGCATCTCAATAATTGAGATAACGTTGAAAATGTTTGGTATAATGGTATTCATATGTTAATAAATAAGGCTCATTGGGTGACTGATGGCGACAATGTTCGTCTATCAATGCCCATTGGAAAAGTTGATATTGAGCGCCGTATGGTGTCAGGGTTTGCCACTCTTGACAATATTGACAAACAGGGCGATATCGTAACAACAGAGTCTAGTATAAACGCATTTAAGAACTTCCGTGGTAATCTACGTGAAATGCATCAGCCTTCAGCGGTTGGTAAGATTGTTTCTTTTAAAGAAGATAGATATTTTGATCCAACTACAAAAAAGTTTTATAGTGGAGTATATGTTTCAGCATATGTTTCAAAGGGTGCCCAGGATGCTTGGGAAAAAGTCATGGATGGAACATACACAGGATTCTCTATTGGTGGAAACATCAAGACCTGGGATGATGCATTTAATGAAGAGATGGATAAGACGATTCGTGTTATTAAAGAATACGACCTTTTTGAACTTTCATTAGTTGATTCCCCTGCAAATCAGTTTGCAAACATCGTATCAATTGAAAAACAAGACGGTCATAATGTAATTAGTGGCTTAATTTCAAAGGTAGATACAGAAAATATTTTTTATGATCAAGAATCAGGAATGGTTATACTATCAGATGCAGAAACAGTTTCACACCCAGTTACTGAAAAGCAAATGAAAAACATTGGTTTTGTTGAAAAGAATGATAATGAAAAAGCAGAAATGATAAAGTTCTTAGTTGATAGTGCTAAAGGCATTAGTACAATTAAGATTACAAAGGAGGTTAGTCCTATGAATGAAACAACAGAAGCAGCAGTTGCTGCAGTTGAAGAAATTCAGGTCGCTCCAGAGGCACAGCCAGCAGAAGTTGTAGAAACTCCTGCAGTCGCTGACATTGCACCAGCAGTTGAAGAACTAGCAGTTGCTAAGTCAGATGATGGTAGTGCAGATTCTTCTGTTGAAAAAACAGAAGAGGGAGAAGTTGTTGCAACAGAAACTGTTGTAGCAAAGTCTGATGAAGCAATTGTTGAGGCAGTTGCAGAAATCAAGAATTCTCTTACAAATGCCTTTGGCGATCTTGCAACAACTATCAAGTCTCTTAATGAGCAAATTGTTGCACTACATAAATCTCTTGACGCAGTATCAGGTGAGGTTAAGACCGTATCTGATGATGTAAAAAATGTCAAGGGAGTTTTTAATGAGTTTGGCAAGCGAGTAGATGCCGTAGAGCAAGATACCGCTTTCCGCAAGTCTGGCGATCTAGGCGAGATCGTGCAGTTTGAACCCACAAAGGTTCAGAAATCCCTATGGGGCGGTCGTTTCCTCACAAATACCGACCTATTTAACTAAGCAATAAAAATCACTAGGAGGTGAAAAATAATGTCGGAACAAAATAAAGACCTAGAAAAAAACTATCCAGGGTCAGGCGGAGCAGGCGCAGAGATTAACTCTCAAGGCTCATTCGTTTCTGGTGGTGTAGGTAGTGCAACTGGTTTGGACTCTGCAGCAGCGTCTGTAGGATCACAACTCGGTAACACAGCAACTGCAGCCTTCGGATCAACATCTGGAGCAAACGCAGTTAACCCAACAGGCGCAGCAGGTGGTATTCTAGCACCAGAGCAGGCTCGTCGCTTCATCGACTATGTGTGGGATGCAACAGTTCTCGCCAAGGATGGTCGTAGAGTTACAATGCGTGCTAACACAATGGAAATCGAAAAGGTTAACGTTGGAGAGCGTGTTATTCGTGCTGCTGCTCAAGGAGCACCAGACTACACAAACATCGGTGCTACTTTTTCAAAGGTAGAATTGACAACCAAGAAGATTCGTCTTGATTGGGAAGTCTCTACTGAAGCACTTGAAGACAATATTGAAGGCGGTGCACTTGAAGATC